GTATCCAGTCAATTTTACTGATTGCTCAACAAGCATGACGGCACCTTGCGTCTTAGCCTTTGCTTCATTAAACTGTTGTTCACAGTATTCAACGTACTTCGGTACTTCTTCAAACATTTCGTCTGAAAATAACCTGTGATTAATGATTGCATCAATCTGTTGGTCAAATACATCTTTCGTTGTTTCACCAAGTACATCATACTGAAGGTACGCTTGACCTAGTTCGTGTGCAAGAGTTCCTTCTAGTGCGAAGTCACTCGTAGAGAACTCACCATATTCAGCTTCTAGTTTAGCACTTGGAGTGCAGTTCCACCAGCGTGATGAGCCAGAACATGAAAGCATTGAGTGCTCTCGTTCTTCATGGTTGATTACATTCTTTACCATATTACAAAGTTGCCATGTAATCGTAAATAGCTTTGTAATGTTTTGGTTCAAGCGTTGTTATGCTCTCTGCATTTAATTCACGCAGTTTGTCAAAAATCTTTTCACGATTATTGTCAATGCTAACTTTCTCTTGTAGCATAGCACGTACTTCTGAAATCTTCATTCCATCGTGCTCCTTTTCAGCAGGTTTGTCAACTGGCTTTTCAGCAACTTTCTCAACTGTCTTTTTAGTTTCAACTACTTTCTCAGTTGGCGTTTGCTTAGTTTCTGTCACACTTTCTGTAACAGACTTTTTGATAATTGAAGATAAATCGACATGGTCACCTTCTTCTTTTGCAAAAGCAATTCTTGCCATGAAGTCAAGTAGTGCTAGCACATGAAGCGGGTTGGTCGTGTCAATCTGAAAGGTGTGTGTAGTAATCATAATTTTGTTGCCTTTAAAATTATTTGTTTAGAAATCTTGCGATTTGTTTGTCTAACTCTAAAATGTACTCATTTAGTGAAATCATCTTTGCACTAATAAGAATATCATCTACAAGTTCGTCATTGAAAGTGAGAGTTGTTTTGAATGACTCAATATTGAACTTGGCTGTAAAAGCGCCACGTGTCATTATGAGTACATTATTTTTAATCGATGCACCTCTCCAACCTTTATTCATGTATAGGTCCTGAGTGTTGATTGACAAGTAATCAGCAAGCACATTCAATTGGTCAGAGTCAAGTTTAGTTTGACCTTTCAATATCCTGTCCAAAGCTGGTCTTGGGAATTTATTATCAGGAAATAATACTTTACACATTGCATTGAGGTCAAGATTAAATTCCTCTACAATTAGACTTAAATCGATGTGTGCCATTGTCTGTTTGAATTTTGTTATGCAAATATAAAAATAAATTTTAAAAGTAAAAAACAATTAACATTATTTAACTAAAAATAATTTTGTTAACACTTGACTATTTGCATAAACAGAGATAAACAATAAACTATATAAACAACAATTTCCAACTTACTATGCGATAATTAATTATTACTATTTAACTATTTATTTTATAAGTAGAAAGTTTATATGCTTTATTGTTTATTTTGTTTATTTGCTTTTAAAGTATTGATTTAGTTGCACTTACATGTAAACAAAGAATTGTTTCAATTGTTTACTCTTGTTTATTAGAACTTATATTTAAGTCCAAATTGATGATATGAAGATGCATGCAAATCTATATTGTAATTGTACTCTAGACCTAAGTTATGATAGAATATGCCACAGCCTATGTTTGCATAGTTGAGTGTATTGTATCCAGCTGAAATGAATGGTATGAAGGCAGGCACTTTGGTTATTGTTGTTTCTTTCTCAATTGGAGTAAACTCATAGCTCATTCCTTTTAATTCATTGTACTGCACTTTTGCATCAACTACAAGTCTGCCATTTTTGTTATCAAACATTAAACTCTTATACTTGTTTTCTTTTATATAATTAGCAATTATTTTTGCTGTATCAACCTTCAATGTTATATACTCTACACCACCTGGTAACTTAACTGTGTCAGGCGTTAGTGGGAGTATTGGATTTGCAGGTACCTCTACTTTGTATGGGACCAGTTTTTCTGAATAAATAGTGTCACGTACAGTTTTACCATGTTTGTACACAACCTTTACACTTGGCTTGACTTCTGATCGACCAATGAAGAAACTTATAACTAACCCTAAGATAAGGCAAAATAGTAATTGCCAGATGTTGTTTTTAATATACTTGAACATGAGTAGGTCGTTTTAGGCTATTTTATGACATTTTAATAAAAAGTAATATATTTATAAAGGTTTATGGCCTAAACTTAAATTTGGCTACTTTCTGCTATTATGGATAGGCTTTATATATATAAATATTGACCAACAATAAACGAAATATGCAGTCTACTCATATTATTAAGCAGACTGCATATTTGCTGTTTTAAACTGGACTTTCAAGAGCTTGTACACGTTCATCCAATTGATGTACAAACTCTCCTAGTATTTCGAAATCAGCAAGAGTTGTATATGTATCAGATGTAGCAACTTTTTGCAAAAGTATTATTACTTCAAGTAATATCTCACCTACTGCACTGCCCTGTTCAGAAACTTCGTTTTCAATCTTTTCCATAAGTTCTTTAACGGTGTATGCTACTGCTGTAGAACTAACTGTTTCATCTGAATCAGGGTCAGTCAGCGTGACTACCATTGTTTCTGTAGTGTCAAGTCCAAGTTCGTCAGGAACTGAAAATACAACTTGACTCAAGTTGGCAAAGTTAGCACTTACTGAATGCTTGTCAACACTTACAATCAGATCGTCAGTATCAACAAAATCAGTCATGTCAACTTCTGGAGAGAATGAAATGTAACACAATAGCGCGACAGTACCAAAGTCTTGACGCTCTGCATCAATGACTACTAAAGGAAGTTTATCTTCAACATCAGCAAATTCAAACTCATCTTTGTATGAATCTGACAAGTACTTATTGTATTCATACTCGTTACGTACAAAGTGAATACTAACAGAATTAATTTTTTTCATTGTTTTTGGATTTATTTTGTTCGTGACTTTGAGCATAAGTTACAATTGCTGTAGATACCGCAATTATGAGACCAGCACAAATCTCAACTGCGAGTGGTACTTTAAAACCAAGTGTACCAAGTGTTACCCACCCGGCCGTTACAGCTCCAGCAAGATTGCCCCACTGGTTACGAATCTTTTTCCATTCTTTTGGCGTTGGCGAGAATAATCTCTGGAACCAATTCTTTTTTGTTTTCTTCATACATTAAAAAATTTAAGTACTCCTGTTGTAAATAGTGTTGCTTCTGTCTTTCTTCGGTAGACTAAACCGTCAAGTGGTATTTTGCTTCCTTGGCCAGTTATATAATGTGTTGTCCACCATTTGTATAGTTCAGCAGACTTTGCGTTTATGAGTGCAGTCAAAGTTTCTGAGTAACCACAATTAAAATAGAAAGCTTGTAGCGCCTCTAACTGATAGTCAGTAAGCTTAACTGCAATTTTGCGTGCAATAAGAAGATTAACAGACCTTACGTCTAATTCTAATTGCTTTTGCGCTTGCTCAATTGTTGTTATTCTTGAGGTTGCATACGCGATTGCTTTATACTTTGGACCAATAATGAACTTACCTTTTGAGTTTACCATTGCATGTCCCCAACCTTCTGTCCAAATACCAGCAGGGTCCATTTTAGGTTGAAGACCAATAGCCTTCAAATCGCCATCATGAAGACTCTCATAATGTTTTATAACACTGAACTTTTCCATTATTCTTTTTGTTTTATACTACCACATTTGCTGTCATTCATAACTTCATATTTGCATCCTACACTATTTGTCTTGTCATCCATATAGTCTACAATGACCTTTGCAACTTCACCAAGGTCTTCTTTGTTAGCAATAATCTTGCCTGTTAGGTGTAGTAGCCGGTCATATTCAACCTTATCTTCAGCTTTCTCAAATATTGACTTCAATTCTATTAGTCCTATACCTATAGAACCAAGCATTGTGATAATTGGTATAAGTGGTATATTATATCCATAGTACTTGCCCAGATACCATACGCCAGCCATTTGCATAGCATCAATCACTGATAATGCTATTAAAGTGTTGTAGTACTTTGCAACTTTGTCTACCGTCCTACGAAATCCGTATGAAGAACGAATGATGTTCTTCTTTTTAGCTTTACGTACACCTGACCAAAGGTCTGTTAAAATCATCACAAGGACCATGATGTATAAACCAAAGGTCATCCAAAGTACTACAAAAATTCGCTCCATTTCAGTATTCATGTTATTATTTGTTTACACTTTTAATTTCTTCTGCCTCTTCATAGTACTCAGGCTTGTCTTCTCTAGGAGTTCCTGTTGAATAATCAATACCAAGTGCTATCTCACTTCCCATAATGAATCCATCATGGATTCTTTTGAAGGTTTTACCCTCTGTTGCTTTTATTGTCATGGTTTTGAACTTAAAGGATAAATTAAATCTGAGTAGGATGTCCAATTAGTAGCAGCTTTGTATGTCGCAACTGAAGAATCAGGAACATATATTTTTATTATCTTTGAAACTGAGGAAAGTGCTGTAAGCCCTAAAGTAGGTGGGGTTATACTTCTAAAGATTATGTAATCAAGTCCTGTAGCGTATGCAAATGCAGTTGAACCGATTGTAAGTAGCCCTGCTCCAAATTCCAAAGATGTTAACCCCGAAGCTTGGTAAAAGGCCTGACTTTGAATGTCGGTGACGTTTGGAAATACATAATCTCCTTTCAAAGCTCTACATCCGTAAAACATACTTTGCGTTATAGTCAACATCGCAGAAAATGGTAGCCTCAATTTTCTTAAAGATGATAATGTATTGAAGATATAGTTTGTCGTTGGAGTCCATGAATCATTCATTACTTTGATGTATTGCAAGCTTAAACAAGAAGAATTAAAGTTTGCAGGAAATGTGGTAACTGATGCAGGTACCACCATGTATTTAAGAGAATAACAATATGGAAATACATTTCCTTGTAAAGATGTTATGCTATTTGGAATGGCCAAATTATCAAGCGTTTCACATTCATTGAATGAATAGGAACCTAGCTGAGTTATACCTTCTGATATTACAACTTTCTTTAAGGCCCAGCAATTATTAAAACAATATCCCCCTAAAGTGCAAGAGCTTCCTATTATTATTCCTATCAAAGATGTCGGCTCACTCACCATAAATGGATTAGTTGAATTCCCTATTCCCAATCCAACAGTTCTACCTGCAGCAACAGTCATGGTAACTACTTTTATCCCAGGGGTTGACCAAAAGTGGCTAGGCACTATAATAGAACCAGTTGTCGTTATTACAGTATCTGCTGTTCCGTCGTTCCAAGAAAACGTCACCGCATCCGCATAATTCTTTTGTATTCTGAATGATGAGTAAATAGCAGTTCCTGAATTTACATTAACAAATATGTAGGTCTTTCCTGAGTCTGTAGTATAAGTTGGTTGTATTGTTGTATCCTCTGTAATGTTAGAATAAGAACCATTCCAGCCTCTGAATATCAACCTTGACTCTGTGGGGTGTGCACTCCCAACTACAAATCCTGAAGGTGCAGTTGCATTTGTCCCATTTTCAACCACTTCTGATTTCAGAATTACTCCATCCCAATCTACGGTTTCAACCTTTCGTGGGGTCACATAGGATGGAGTAATGGCTGCAATCTTAGCTGGATAACCACTCAATGCTGTTCCTACAGGAACGTTAACCCCCTTGGCAATAATAGCTTGCCTTGTAGCTTCTTTTGAAGCAAGAGTAACTGTATTTTTAGCATTGTAGTTGCCACTTATAACTTCCCCGTTGATAGTATCCAATAATCCTTCAACTGTAACAGTTGGAATACCTTGAGCAATAGCAGCAACTTTTGCAGGGTATCCACTTAAGGGAACATTAACTGCTACTGCAACACCCTTGGCGATAATAGCTTGTCTTGTAGATTCTTTTGAGCTGGATGTTGATGCTATTTTAGCTTCCCAATTTCCACTAATTACTTCTCCATTGACATCGTTAATAGCTACTTCTATAGATGCTTCTGGAACTCCTAAGGGTATGGCATCAATAGCGTCATTATAATCTTTTAATGGCACACTAGAATCTAACGTTCCGCCTTTTGAAATTATTGATTGTCTTATATCCTCTTTTGAACTACTGATTGCATCTGATTTCTCAACATAGCCACCAGCTACAGATTCACCATTTATACCATCTAAAATAGTATCGATTGTAGACTCTGAGATACCTGTATCTATCATTCCTATAGCCTCATCATAGATAGAGAATGGGTCTGATTCTAGAATTTCTACACCTTTGGCAATAATAGCTTGCCGTATACTCTCTTTTGAATCAGATATAGCCGTTGATTTATTTATATAGTTTCCATTTATAACCTCACCATTTATTATATCAAGAATACCATTTATTGTATTTTCTGGTATACCTATGGCTATACTTTGTATTTTTGATATAATTTGCGGAAAATTTGAATCACTATCAATGCTTACACCAAGACTAGATATAGCTGCTATAATAGCATCTACATTATCGAGCATATTCTGCATTACCTGTTTAGCACTTCTTATAGTCATATTACTGAATTTCTAGTATTGAATATATTTTATTCGAGAATACCGACCAAGTTGGGTCAACTTTATATGTATCTACTAGTGTATCAGGTACATATATTTTAAAGTCAACATGAACTCCATCAATTGCATTAACGTTAGAAAGCGTTACCTTTGATAAGCATCTTAGAATCAAAGACTTCAATGATGAGCACCCTTGCAATGCATATGGCTCTATAGAAGTGATACCACTATTTAAGATTATACTTTCTAATGACGTACACCCTTGTAGACTGTTATTACTTAAATGTGTAACAGTATCTTTTAATAATATACCATCAACATTTATACCATCTAATAATGTGTACTGTGTAATAGGTAAAGAACCACAATAGCATGAGCGGATTGCTTGTTTATAGTTGCTACTTAAAAGTGGACCTGGGTATGTTGCTGATTTACCTAATACAGCCTCACCTGTGGTATTAAATGTTACAATATATGTGCCATATGAAGTGTATGTATGTGAGGCATTTCTATCACCATGATTATTATCTATTACATTGCTGCCATCACCAAAGTCTATAGTTACACTGCCAGTAGCTGACCAGTAATAAAATGTAGGAGATAACCCAGTACTACTATCAATTACAATTTTTACAATAGACTTATTAAATGATGGGCTTACACTAGGAAATATTACTCTACACCCTTGTATATTAGTGTAATCGCTCCATGAATTTAAAACTAAATTCTCCCATTCTACTAATGGCGTAACTGCATCTTGACCTGTTTCAACATATTGCAAATCTATTACTTTGCCAGTAAAGTCTAGGAATTTTACTGCATTCGGGGCATATACATATTGGGCTGTTATCATAATGTCACTTTGCACATTCAATGATGAGTTGTCCCAACCTGTAAATTTGTACATTTCTCTTGATGGCTCTGTAGGTGGTAGTACATCTCCATTTAATAACACATGTTGAGACTTTAAAATTGTATCGTCATAGTCTTTATAAACAACTAGGAATATCGTTTCTGTACTGCCACCTGTTATACTTAACACTTTACTTGCAAAAGTATCAAGTTTATCACCTTCATATACACCTACACCTTTCTCAATAAGTGCACTAGCAATATTATTTTTACAACTTTTAACATATGTTACGAAGTTGTTTATATCTCCTAAACTCTCATTGTAGCTCATATACCTTCCATATTATCAATTATTTCCTGTATATCCCCTTCTAAATCACCATTTAGTATATCTAGTATATCCTTTATATTTCCTGTTTGATTTGCCCATTCTTTCTCAGTCATTACTGGCTCATCATCAGTTGTATCAAGATATGATTGATATGCTGATAGTCCGTCATCACCTTTTATAGGATTAGACCATTCCTGTTCAGCCAGCATAGGTTCATCCTCAGTAGTTGCTACATAAGACTCATATGCAGATAAGCCAGTATCCCCTTTAATACCTTGCAAGTCGATATCATCAAATAGTTTTGACATTATCCAGGTACCTTCAGAATATGATATTGTATACAAGCCTTTACGTAATATTTCTATACCACTAAAATTTGGGTATAGCCCTATGCTAGTGGCCATATAAAATATATTTTCATCCTGTATTCCTGGATTTGTTGATGTAGTCGCAAACCCAGCGAAAGTCCTATTCTTGCCTAGTGTGTCAATTATATTGCCTAATACCTGTTGAAGTAAAGTACCAGTTATTTCACCAGAACCATTTTCTTTTATTATTGCATTTACTGCATCTTTTAATACTGACCAGCTCATATATTCAGTTGTTATTGTTCGAAACTTTCATTATAATCATTATTGAATGAACCAATCGGTGTTGGTTGAACTACAGCACGACCTATCTTCTTTATAATAGTAGCACATTCAAATTCGCAGTCAACAGATGCAATATACCCACCATCTTGCCATTTAGGAGTTATCAAAAATGAATCTGGAGTATAAGCCACACCTTTACTAGTTATTTGTATATAGTCATGCATTCTTATTATTCTCATTGCATCACATAAATACTCTGGCACTAAGAATGTAAACTTGTATACTTTTTCGCTTATTTGTTTTTCTACAAAGAATAAGCCATCTCTCTTTTCACCAGTTTCATCGAAGTTATAATCTGGTCGTCCAACTTCTGTTTGCAAATACACAGTATTACGGTACAATGATGTATAATCAATTTCTCCGCCATCATACTCAAAGTTATCAAAATCCCAAAATTCAATTTTTAATGCACCAGATAAGTCATGTTTGCAAGTAAACACCTCACTAAACCAATTTTCTGCGCCATCACAAATTAATGCATAATATGAACCTTCTGGCATATTGATAGCCATTCTCAGTATACCAGGATACTTGATTATATCATATCCTTTACTTATACACCTTATTATGCTTAAACCTGTACTTTTGATGGCATCAGTTATATTCATGAATAATGTACCATCTAAGTTATATAGATGTACATCAGTTATTTCATTTTCACGTGTTGGTCGTACTATC